GGTGTAGATCTTGCTGGAGATCTGGCAAAAAATATTGCGTCTGCAATTCCAGGTTTAGGTTGGCCTGCAAAAGGCGCCCAGCTGACAACAAACATAATTCAGATTAGCAAAGCAAATGATGATGCGAAAAAAATACTTAATTTATGGATGACGTCGCCTGAAATGATAATGGGCGCTGAGCTTGATGATATAGATGATATTATATCAAACTATATGATTGATTACAGTGATATTATTGAAGTAATAACCGCCGCAGTCACCCCCGATGCCGAAACACCCGTAGGTGAAAGTGCCGCAGAGCTTGAGGGATTATTATCAGCCTCAGCACAAATGTTAATCGAACTAGGGGGCATTGCAAGTGTGTCAGCGAAAAGAGCACTTTTTAAAGGATTGATTAAAACATTTCGTTATATTTTGTTCGAAGACAAATTTGATTTGGTACGCTTGTTTTTTATCTTTAATAAAATTATGGATTTCACGCCTATTGAAGAGTCATTTAATTTACTCATTGACATGCTTACAGTTTGGGAGAATGTAGAGGGCGCATATGAAAATGCGAATGATACGTTAGGTGATGATTATAATGATCTTTCAAATGAGCAGCGAATTGTTATTTTACGAAATCTATTTAAAAGTGGTGGTTTAGCACCAATTGAGAACATGGATTTGCTAAGCGAAGTACAACTTCGTTGTATCGTTAAGCAGGTACTTAACGAATCCGTAGAGCATGATTGCGAGAAAGAACACCCTGGACAAACTTGCGAAGAGTGGCATAAACAAAATCCTGACCTCGAAGAACATTCAGTTGGTGGATTTGCAGGCCCACTATCATCGCCTCAAGATCCAAAAGCATTTAACAAAAGAATGGAAAAGGTTTCATTTCCAAAATAAAATTTTTATTATCGGCACGTCAAACTCGGTAATAAAATGTTGAACAGCAAAAAATAAAAAATGTTGAACAACAAAAAATATCACGATATTATAATAAAGTGATTTGGCAAACTAAATATTAAAAACTAAATTCACATAATAAAAATTAAATATTACATAAGGAGTAATAAACAATGGCAATTGACTTAGCAGCTATTCAAGCAAAATTAGACAAACTATCAGGAAAAAATAAACGAAGCAATGTTCTTTGGCGACCCACCGAGGGTGAAACAGCGACGGTTCGACTTTTGTCATTTCCAGATAACGATGGTCAGCCTTTTAAGGACCTGCACTTTTATTACAATATTGGAAACAATCCTGGGCTTCTAGCTCCGTTTCAATTTGATAATCCAGATCCAATTCAGGAACTTATTACTAAGCTTCGAGCTGACGACAGCAAGGAGTCATATGAATTGTCTAAAAAGTTGTACCCAAAGATGAGGACATTTGCTCCTGTCATTGTAAGGGGTGAGGAAGACAAGGGAGTACGACTGTGGTCTTTTGGTAGAATGGTATGTCAGGAACTTCTAGGCCTAATGCTTGATGAAGATTATGGTGATATTACAGATCCAACAACCGGTCGTGATATTCGAGTCACATGTGCAAAGGACGCAGGGCGGCAGTGGGCAACAACTGCCGTAATGCCGCGAGGAGCATCAACACCGCTATCAAACGATTCAGCTTTGGCAGCAAAATGGTCAGCGGATTTACCTGATCCTAATGCACTTTATGAGCTTAAGGCATATGATGCCCTTGAAAAGATCATTAATGATTGGCTAACAGGCGATGATGAAGATGATATTGGAACAGAACGAGGATCAACAACAGCTACAACGTCGAGTGCGGTGACAGTGGCAACGACTGCAGAACCAACAACAACTAAATCACTTGATGATGCGTTTGCAGATCTAGAAGATTTATAGCATTTTTATGCATTGGCTCATGGGCGGTGGCATTTGCCACCGCCCTTTTATTTTGCAAATTATTTATAGGTCATATCTGTATGAAATAGGTACGGTTCAAAGAGCATGAGTTGATGTTAGTTACTAGTCAGGGTCATATGTAAAGAGCTTGAACAAGGCAGAGAAAAAGTTTATAATAAAATATTAGGAGTAATAAATGGCTAGAAAAAAGAAGGTAGTGAAAGAGGAAAAAACAGATCTTGACGAGTTTGCAAGTGATCTAATCAGATCGCTAAACAAAGAACAGGGCAGTCGAGTGGCGTACAACCTTGGCACTGACGAATCACCTACTCATATCAAGCGATGGATATCAACTGGATCAAGATTACTTGATTATATTTGTTCAAATCGCCGTGACGGAGGCTTACCAGAGGGCAGAATCATCGAGATGTTTGGTCCGCCATCAATTGGTAAATCACACATAGCCGCGCAGATAGCAGCCTCAACCCAGAGAGCCGGCGGTATAGTAGTGTTGATAGACACCGAGAATGCAACGAGTCCTGAAAACCTCGCAATGCTGGGTATTGACGTGACAAAACGGTTTGTTTATGTAGATGAACACTGTACTGAAAACGTGTTTGCAATTGCTGAATCAACTATTCTAAAGGCACGAGCAATGGACAAAGATGTTCCAGTCACTATTATTTGGGACAGTATAGCTGCGACGTCTCCAAAAGCCGAGCTAGAGGGCGACTATGATAAAAACAGCATAGCTCTCAACGCTAGGGCGATATCAAAGGGAATGCGTAAAATCACTGGTCTCATCGGACAAGCAAACGTACTGTTTCTATGCTTGAATCAGATCAGAATAAATGTAGGACAAATGTACGGAGATCCGTCGTGTGTAAATCCAGAAACAACAAAAATTAAAATTCGTTACGACGAAAACTCACTTTTCGCGGAGAGGTTCCGTGAATATAACGCCAAAGGAGATAACGATGGCACTAACTGAAAGAGAAATGACTTTTTCTGAATACGCAAGTATTTTAGGGATTGATGATTTTGAAACACCCTGCGAATACGATCTAACTGACGTTGGCACTATGATTGAAGGTCAAAATGGTTTTACACCTATGACCAACTTCGTAGTAAAACCAGCTGTAGATATTTCGTATTTATTAGGAGATTTAAACGGGACAGCTGTTCACAGAACGCTTGTTGATGGAAGATGGACAAAGCTAAGGGATAATCCGGCGGCCAAACAACTGCGTGGGAAAATGAATGTAGTCGATGTTTCAGTTCCAGATGGAAACGCTTATATTGCCAACGGCCACATTAACCATAACACAACTCCGGGTGGTGAATTGCTTGCCTCCCAAGCACGAGTATAAAATGCAAACTCATCCCGTGAATTGTCTGGGACGCCCTGAAGCCTTTATCACTACAACGTGGCGAGTAATTGCGAGCGTGATAGTTCAAAAAGATAGAGGATTGGGCAATCAGCAGCCAAGTCTCCTGGTGACAGGTTAAAGGTTCAGAGACTAGTGCATGGAGTCTTCAATGAAGATGGTAAAGCACCACGAGCGCGGGACAAAATATTAATGAGCGATCTAAATAAGCTTTCACACAATAGTATTTTTGAAGATATAGTCCATGCTCTATAGAAATATAGAGAATACCATGAAGGCAGTACCATTTCATGCTTCAATTCGCATTAAACTCGGAGCAGGACAACAAATAAAAGAAGGAGAAGACGTTGTTGGGATTAACGTTTCAGCAAAAACAATCAAAAACAAGGTCGCGCCACCTTTTAGAACAGTTAAGTTCCAGATTCATTTCGGTGTCGGCGTTATTGAGCACGAAGAAATATTCGACGTATTACGAAAACACGGTGAAGAGACAATCGGCAAAAACGTGATATCTGTTTCTGGTGGCGGCGCTTGGAAGACGCTTAACGTAGTATCTACAAAAACCGGTGAAGTTATAGTAGAGAAGAAATTCTACAAGGCAGATTTTGACAAGGTTATTGCCGACCCAGAATACACGAAGTATATAGATGACTTACTCGAAAAAGCGATGACAAAAATCATGGGAATAAATGAAGAAATGGATATTGATTCAAACTCACTTGAAGAAATGAAGACTATCGCTCTCGAGATCGAAGACACAACTGGCGGATACGACGATCTAGTATGAAAAAAGAAAATCAACCAATATTAGTAATAGATTTTCTCAACATTTTTACACGTCATTTTATTGCAAATCCATCACTTAATAAAGAGGGTATTCCTGTCGGTGGTGTTGTCGGATTTCTAAATAATTTAAAGTATATTCTTGAAGAGATATATCCGAAACAAGTTATTATAGTATATGAATCTGGAGGCTCACCACGTAGGCGTGCAATATTTAAAGATTATAAAGCTAATAGAAAACCCATTACTTTAAACAGGACATATAATGAAAATGCCACAAGCAACAATGAAGTAGAAAATCGAATATTTCAGATAAATTTACTTATGGAACTTTTAAATAAAATTCCTGTTTGTCAAACATATATAAAAGAAACTGAAGCCGATGATGTAATTGGTTATTTGTCTCGTTATAAATTTCCTGATGATGACATCGTAATACTCTCATCAGACAAAGATTTTTATCAATTGCTCAATGACAAAACGAGAATATATTCTCCAACATCGAAAAAATTTATAACAACTGAAGGCGTCTTCGCGAGGTTTGGAATTTATCCTATTAATTTTTGTTTAGCCCGGACAATGATGGGCGATCCGTCTGATAATATCACCGGAGTTAAAGGCGCAGGCTTTAAGACTCTTACAAAGCGTTTTCCGCAATTTACAAAAGATAAAGAACTTGATATCGATATGTTATTGAAAATGTCAGCACAACAAACAAAATTATCAAAAATAAAAGTCTATAAAACGATTAACGAGAGCCATGAAATAATTAAAAGAAATTGGCGTTTAATGTATCTCGGAACCGACAATCTTTCGGCGCAGCAAATAAAAAAAATAAACTATTCAATTGATAATTTTGAGCCAAAAAAAGATAAAATGGGAATGTTTAGGGTATTATTAAAGCAAGGACTTGGTAAGTTTGATGTAGAGAAACTATTCTTTATTATGAACTTCACTCTTAAGAACTAAAATGAAAAAGGATGACAAATTGACAGAAGCAGTAGCACACGTATATGCATTTCCTGAAGCGGCGAGAAATCACTTCAAACAATATGGAAATACTTTCCAGCGAAAAATTTTCCAATGTCTTCTTCATGATACAACGTGGGCAGCACAGATGGTTGAGGTTATGGAGCCTGATTATTTTGAATTACGTTATCTTGCATATCTAACAGATCGTTATTTCGCGTATTTTCAAAAGTATAAAACATTCCCAACGCTTCAGTTAATGGTCACAATTATTAAAGAGGATTTATCAACTGGAACTGATGTTCTTTTACGTGATCAAATTGTTGAATATTTAATTCAAATTAAGGCAAACCCAAATATTGGTGATTTGCAGTATGTAAAAGATAAAACACTTGACTTCTGTCGGCGCCAGGCATTTAAGGAAGCACTTGAAGAAGCTGTGACAATGGTATCAGACGATAATTTTGATGCAGTTGTTGGCCTTATGAAAAATGCTGTTTCTGTCGGTATTCCAGTATCTACAGGTCATGATTTCTTTGAGGATCTTGAAGCGCGGTTTGTGAAGATTGATAGGCAAGTTTGCCCGACAGGCATTTCACAAATCGACGCAAAAGATATTTTAAATGGCGGCCTGGGCAGGGGCGAACTTGCCTGTATCGTTGCGAACACTGGTGTAGGCAAGAGTCATTTTTTAGTTGAAATGGGTGCCGCAGCGCTGCAACGCGGTAAAAATGTAATTCACTACACATTTGAACTGACAGAAACGGCTGTTGGGTTAAGGTATGATTCAAATCTTTGTGGGATTCCAAGCAATGAAGTGCAAGATAATAAAAAGCTTGTTTTAAAACGTTATGGAGATGAGGATCTTGGTAGGCTAATAATCAAAGAATATCCAACAGGAGCTTGCACTGTTAATATGATGAGAAATCATGTTGAAAAATTATCGCTAAAAGGATTTAAACCAAGCTTAATTGTTATTGACTATGCAGACATTATGAAAAGTTCAAAATCATATGAATCGTTACGTCATGAATTAAAACTTGTATATGAAGAGCTTCGTAATCTATCAATGGAACTAAATGTTCCTATTTGGACTGCGTCGCAAAGTAATAAAGATGGCTCGAATTCAAACGTAGTCGGCTTAGAAAATATGGGTGAAGCATATGCAAAGGCACAGATTTGTGATGTTGTGCTTACGATCTCGCGTAAACCTGAGGAAAAAGCAAGCGGTACAGCACGTCTTTTCGTTGCAAAGAACAGGGCAGGTAGAGACGGCATGTTATTTCCAATTCACATTGATACGGCATGCTCAAAGTTTGAAGTGCTCTCTGACGAGGCGATGTCATTTGAAGATGTTAATAAAAGTGACAATTCTAAAATGAAAGATCTTCTTAAACAAAAATGGAAAGAAGTTAGTAATAACAAATAATTTTATTAATCAATTAGCAGAAATAAGATAAAATAGAAAACAATACAGGATCATATATGAGCAAAGCCATTACGATTGAAAGTGCAATAGAAAAGACAAGAGAATATTTTAACGGCGATGAGCTTGCTGCAACAGTGTTTCCAACAAAGTATGCGCTAACAGACAAAGAAGGAAATCTACATGAGGAGACACCAGATGATATGCACTGCAGAATGGCAAAAGAGTTCGCAAGAATAGAGTCAAACTACAAAAACCCGCTTTCTGAACAAGAGATCTATGATATGTTCTCATCATGGGAAGTTGTCCCGCAGGGCTCCCCAATGTCAGGAGTAGGAAACCCATATCAGATTCAGTCATTATCAAACTGTTTTGTAATCGACAGCCCAGAAGATAGCTACGCCGGAATACTACATACCGATCAAGAGCAAGTTCAGATTATGAAACGTCGTGGCGGCGTAGGCTTTGATATCTCGAAGATCCGCCCGAAAGGAATGGCTACATCAAATGCAGCCAGAACAACCGATGGTCTTGGGATCTTTATGGAGCGTTTCTCTAACTCTACAAGAGAGGTAGCACAAGGCGGGAGACGCGGAGCACTGATGATATCGATCGATATTCGTCATCCAGAAATAGAGACATTCATCAATATCAAACGAGATCTCACAAAAGTTACAGGCGCAAATATCTCAGTCAGACTCAACGATTCATTTATGAACGCCGTGCGTAACGACAGCGAGTTCATTCTTCAATGGCCAGTAGATTCGAATAATCCTGAAATAACAAAAACAGTTAGGGCTACTGATATCTGGGATCAAATCATTGATTCAGCTCATCAAATGGCTGAGCCCGGAATCTTCTTCTGGGATAACGTAATCAACAACTCTATTCCAGATTGCTATGCAGATTTAGGCTTCAAAACGGTTAGCTCAAATCCTTGTGGCGAGATAATTTTGAGCCCACTAGACAGTTGCCGGTTGATGGTGGTCAATTTAGCCAAGTTTGTGCAAAAGCCATTCACTAAACACGCACGTTTCAATTGGGATAAATTCGCATCAACAGTTCAAAAATCCCAACGATTAATGGACGATCTCGTTGATCTTGAAATCGAACAAGTAGATAAGATAATAAATAAAATTCAAAAAGATCCAGAGCCAGAAAATGTCAAGAGGATAGAACTAGAACTCTGGCAAGGAATAAAAGAGCAAGCCTTGAAAGGTCGTAGAACAGGGCTCGGGGTAACTGCTGTTGGCGATACACTGGCAATGCTAAATCAAAAATACGGTTCAGAAGAATCCGTCACTACTATAGAAAAAATCTACAAACATCTCGGAGTTAATGCCCATATTTCTTCTTGTATCCTCGCTGGCGAAAGAGGCGCATTTCCAATATTCAAGCATACAAGAGAAGTAGGCAATCAATATTTGGAAAAAATGTTAGCAGCTGATTACGAGCTAAGCTCTCTATATTCTAAAAACGGACGTAGAAATATTGCTCTCACGACAACGGCACCTGCCGGATCAGTCTCAACTCTCACACAAACGACGTCAGGTATTGAGCCCGTCTTTATGCTCAAATACACAAGGCGTAGAAAGATTACACACACAGAGAACCTAAAGCCTGATTTCATCGACGACATGGGAGATAAATGGGTTGAGTACGATGTATATCACCACGGCGTAAAGCAATGGATGGAAACGACGGGCTTAACAGATATTGAACAATCACCTTACTTCGGTGCCACAGCTAACGATCTTAACTGGAAGCAAAGAGTAAAAATACAAGCTGCAGCTCAAAAATGGATCGATCACTCAATAAGTTCGACCTGTAATTTACCAGAAGATGCTACACCAGAAAATGTGCGTGAAATTTACGAAGCCGCTTGGGAGTCAGGGTGCAAAGGTTTCACTGTTTATCGTGAGGGGTCACGTTCAGGTGTCTTAATCGACAAATCAAAACAAAAAGACAACACAAAATTTCACTCCCACTCGGCGCCAAAACGACCTGATGAGCTAGAGTGCGATATACAACATGCTTCAATTGCAGGCGAACAATGGACAATACTAGTCGGCTTAATGGACGGAAAACCATACGAGCTTCTTGGAGGCCTTTCAGAGTTCATCACGATCCCAGCAAAATATAAACGTGGCTGCATTGTCAAACACCCACGAAAGACAATGAACAGTATCTACGACTTGCACTTCGGAGAGAACGGCGATGAAGTAGTAATAAAAAACATTGTAAAAGTATTTGGTAACCCAAACCACGCATCATTTACGAGAGTCATATCACTTGGACTGCGCCACGGAGCACCCATCAATTTTATGGTAGAACAACTCAGCAAAGACAAAGAAGCTGATATGTTCTCGTTCAGCAAAGTCATCGCCAGAACTCTTAAAAAATATATCACAGACGGAACAAAATCTTCCGAGAAAAAGTGTGACAATTGTGGCTCCGAAGGAACAATGATTTTCACTGAGGGTTGCATCACGTGCAGTGCTTGCTCTTCGAGTAAGTGTGGATAATACACCAGACGCTTTATACACTCAATAAAAACAATATAAAATACAAGATGGTGATGAAACACATCTCCTTCAAAAACACTTAATAAAAAGGATTGAATTCAATGAAATGGATAAGTAACATCTCACCGCTAATAAAAGAGGTTGAGCTACGAAAATCACCAGTAATAATTAGAGTAAATAAGTTCGATGAAGAAAGCGCCGCAATGTTTCAAAATGAAGTTGCCAGAGCGCATAGCACAGGACAGTCTGTGATACCTGTGGTTATCTCATCATACGGCGGCCAAGTTTATTCATTGATGACAATGATCTCAGCAATCAAGCACTCAGGTTTACCAGTGGCTACAATAGTAGAGGGTAAAGCTATGAGTTGCGGCGCAATCCTGTTCAGTTTTGGAGCTGATGGAATGCGTTATATGGATCCAGATGCCACGGTAATGATACATGACGTAAGCTCAATGGCATTTGGTAAAAATGAAGAGACAAAAGCATCTGCTGAAGAGTCGGATCGATTGAATCAAAAAATCTACGAGATGATGGCACTTAATTGTGGAAAAAAGAAGTCTCACTTCCTCGACGAAGTTCATGAACGTGGCCATGCCGACTGGTTCTTAACAGGAGATGATGCAAAAAAACACGGACTTGCAAATCATCTTAGAGTCCCAGCTATGACAATAAACGTCGATGTTTCAATCGACTTCGAATAAAATAATAACAAAAACAAAAAAGGAAAAATAAAATGGCGGTTAAAGAAACGGTAGAAGAGTTCGTATCACAATATATGAAAATCGAAAATGAGAAAAGAATCCTAGCTGAAGATCAAAAGGAGCTTTTTGTAGAGTTCAAAGAGCAACTAGACATGAAAGCAATGAGAAGCGCCATTAGGGTTGCTAAGATTCGCATGAAGCTTGGAGACAGTGAGGCTGAGTTTGAGAATATTCTTGAGACTGTAGAGAGCAAGTTTGGACTATAAATAATATATAATATTATGCTTAAAAACGTATTATTATTTGATCTTGACGGAACTCTTTGCGAGTCAAGAAAATCCATCACACCTCAACTTGTAGATTTGTTATCAAAAGCGAATCAGCAAGTTGAGGTTGGTATTTTAACAGGCAGCGATCTTGATTTTTTGCAGGAACAATGTCAAGAGCTATTTCAAACTTTAGGGTACGATAACAAAGTTTATGCAATGGCCTGCAATGGTACAAAATCATTTTTAGTTTCAAAAGAAGACACTGGAACTATTAAATATACTCTTATAAAGCAGGAAAATCTTCGTGAAAGAATAGGCGAAGATGATTTTAAAATTATAATGAGAGAATTAATTTATGAACAAACTGAAGCGATGATAGATTATGATTTTCCGCTTACAGGAAACTTTGTCACATATAGAGGCTCAACTATTAATTGGTGTCCTGTTGGTCGTTGCGCTAACGATAATGATCGAACACTTTTCAAGAATGAAGACAAAGAAAAGAAAATAAGAGAAAAGTCTGCAAATAATCTTAAAAAAGCGTTTAAAAGAAACGATATAAAAGATTTAATAATAAACGTTGCCGGTGACACTTCATTTGACATTTACCCAAGTGGCTGGGACAAAACCTACGCAATGCAATTCTTCAAAAAGCACGACGTATATTTCTGGGGAGACAGGATGCAAGAAGGTGGAAACGATTATACAATGCACATGAGAGATGACGTGAAAAGTTTTCCTGTCAGAGATGCAAATGATACATATAAAAGCGTCAAAAAGCTTTTGAAAAAGATGAATAAATAAAGTATTGTTATGGGCTTGTTTTTTAAAACCCGAAAATATAAAATTAAAGTAATCGACGATTCATATTCTTTATTGAAAAACGATCATGTAATAAAATGCATTCACAAATCTTCAATCACTATAATGTTGCCATTGGCATCATCTTTACCAGGTCACGTTTATATTATTAAAGATGCCAATGGAAGTGCTTTTTATAATAATATAAATTTTTCTATGTTTGGCGACGATATGATTGATTCAAAAAAATACTTTGCTTTATGCTCGGACTATGCATCAATAATGCTGGTAAGCGATGGAATAAACAACTGGATGAAAATAGGATAAAATAATAAATTATGGATAAAATTTTTTACAATAAGAGTTCTGCTACAAGCTTAGGTTGGACTCCAGAATGGTTCAACGTTCAATACTTCGATGACATGCTCACAAAAGCAATCAAGCGATGGCAAAAAAATAATGGATTAAAAGCAGACGGACTTTGCGGCCCAGGTACATATCGGCGTATTTTTACAGAACGCGAGGACAAAATACACGATCATATGCCACAAATTTTCAGCAATCAGCTAATCCCAGAACAAGGTTCAAAACAAAAACATATTGTTCATAACGGAAACTTCTTTGAAATTGACTGGCCCATGGTTACACTATGGTCAGAGCATGATGGTTTCGAAGCTAAAAAAGGCACATACTATGATTATTCAGGGAAGCCTGACAGAAAACCTTCGTTCTTTGTTAATCACTGGGATGCCTGCCTCTCTTCGGAGTCATGCCACAAAGTACTTTCAAACAGAGGAATATCAGTTCATTTCCTTCTGGATAATAATGGTCACATTTTCCAAACGATGGACACACAACATGGGGCCTGGCATGCAGGTAAATCAACATGGAACCACAAGTCAATTGGCGTCGAAATATCAAATGCTTTTTATACAAAACATCAAGATTGGTATGAACGTAAAGGTTTTGGCTCACGCCCAGTGATCAGCAATGCATTTGTTCATGGTTTAAAGCTTGAAACTCACCTCGGTTTCTACAGCATTCAAGAGCAGGCTCTGGTTGCCCTCTGGTCTGCGATCCATAGGGCAACGGGTATTCCTCTTCAAGTGCCGACAGGTGACAATGGGAGCCTCGTGACAACGGTCGACAGCAGGGCATCGAGGGGTACTTTTAAGGGTTTCGTAAATCATTACAATCTAACAAAAAGAAAGATAGATTGTGCCGGACTTGATCTTGTCAAAATCCGTGAGCAAGCAAAAAACAAAAATGATTGAATATAGAACGCGCAGGCTTGTAAAATCAGAAGATCTTAACCCAAGAGGAGTTCTGTTTGGTGGTCGTTTATTGCAATGGATCGATGAAGAGGCAGGCATTTTTGTATTTTGCCAGTTAGGAACAAGAAATGTAGTGACAGCACATATGTCAGAGATAAACTTCATATCTTCAGCAAAGTCAGGTGATGTTATTGAGTTTGGGTCTGATATCGTAGAATTTGGAACGACGTCAATTACTTTACAAATGGTAGTACGAAACAAACGGACAAAAAAGAATATAATCACAATAGACAAAATAGTGTTTGTGTCACTTAACGAATTTGATGAACCTGTCCCTCATGGAATTTCATTATTTTCAAGTGATGGCAGGTGGAATAAAAGGAAAAAATGAAAAACAAAAGAATAGAATTATATGATGATAGCATTGGTGCAGTTGAGCTTGTTGATTTTATGGGAACGGACTTAACAGTAGTAAATTCAGCGCGCGTTTCGTTTGGCGATAACAAAGCAGAGCTAGATGATAGAGATAAAAAACTAATAAGATACTTAATACGCCATCGTCATACATCAACACTTGAACATAATAAGGTGACATTCAAATTCACTGTTCCGCTGTACGTAAGGTCGCAACATCATCGACACAGAACATGGAGCTATAATGAAATATCAAGAAGATATACAGATGTTGATGTTAAATTCTATTCACCAAAAGCGTTTAGGACACAGCATAAATCGAACAGGCAGGCTTCAAATGAAAATGAGCTCATTGACCCAAAATTCTCATGGGACGGCCAGACATACTCACAGTATTTAAAAGAATATCATACAAAATCGCTTCAACTATTTAACAGTATGCTTACCAATGGAATCTGCAGGGAGCAAGCTAGGGGCATTCTACCTCAAAACATGTATACACAGTATTACGGGACCACTGATATGTCAAATCTTCTAAAATTCATTGATCTTCGTACTCATGAAGGCGCCCAGTGGGAAATACAGCAAGTTGCAAACGCCTGCCTTGAGATCGCTAAAGACTTATGGCCTGAGACAATAGCTGTGTATATGGACGTAAAAGCTCGGAAATTAAAAAATGAAAAAAAGTAAAAAAGATTTATTAGAGCATTTAG